TTGATAAATCAACAACAATGTCAACCGTTAAACCCGTTCCGATTCCGCCTGTTGTCGGAATATTTGTGCCATTGTTGTAATTGGTTCCCGGATTAACCAACGTTAATGTTAAAACTTGACCGGCGACAATGTTATAATTAGTAATAATTTCGTATTGAATCGCGCGATAAGTTTTAATAGCTTCATTATAACGTGTGTACATCATTGAATAAAGCGTTGTTGCGGTTGTTGAATTCTCATTTGATGGAATAACCATCCCGTTTGGCGTGATTTGGTTTGTGGTGTCTTTTAAATACTCGTAATAAATAAATCCTTTCAACATTTCTTTGATTCCCTCACTAATGATTAATCCGGTTGTTCCGTTGAAATCAACGTATGAATTGACGTCTTTGTGAAACGGATTAAACAAAGCCAAATAATTTGGCGAATAAGGTATATTTGCCGGGTTTAAATCGCTTATAAATTCATCGTACATTGACGCTCCAAACAATTCAATTAAATATCGCATTTCGTATTTATCGATGTAATCCTGTAATTTAGATTGATCGTAAATTCCGGTGTGCAATTCATATTTACCCGTAAAATCAGAAATGTTGACTATCATTTTTTTACTTTATTAATTTTCCAAACCCACGTTTTAAAAACATTTTCAATTTATCGCCGGTAATTCTATAAACTTTGCCTTTAATTAAATGCTTTGATGTTCCATTTGATTCGAAATTGTAAAAATCTTTGTCGTTAATATCAACATCGATATTTAAACCCTCATCGTTTTTAGTCAATTTAGCATCAATTATTGGCGTGTCAACCTCAACAGTTAATCCATTTTCATCGCGGTTTATTTCAATGTCAATGTTTTTTGTGTCGATTTTTATGTTAACCGGCTTTTTTGCTTTTTTTGGTTTATTTTTTTTATCCATATTGTGCAAATTTAAGGGGTGTTTGCGCACCCCTATTTATTAAGGTTGATCAATTACCGCAATATCAGTTGCAATGTCGCCGGTAACAAACGCGTCCGCGTCATTTCCTTTGATGTAATGAACTAATCTCGCCTCCGCTAATATTGTAACCATGTTTCTTTGGAAATCGTCGTTAACATAACCAACTTGCATATTTACACCCTCGCGGATTCTAACGTTTGATTTTGTGAAATCACCAACCAAATATGTTCCCGCCGCAATGTTTGACGTAACAACAACCGGTAAATTAGCAACATAAGACAAACCGTTTGCATCCATTAGGAACATAGGGTAGGTATATTCGCCCGCCGATGTTTTTGTTAATTGCATTGCCGCAACATCCATTGGATTTAATACAACGTGTGTTGGTTCGAAATTAGCCGATTGAATTTGTGCAATTGCTATTCTGATAACATCAGATAAATTTGCATTTGGAACGGTACCGGCAAAAGAACCCGCCGCGAATGTTTGCGCGTAACTAATAATTCCATTTAAAGACGTACCGCCGGCGCCATTAATCAATGCGTCCTCAATACCTTGTTCGATTGATTCCATCAAATCGGTATTGATTTCTGATTGAATAAATGATAAATCCGCCAACATTTCTTTTGAAATTCTTATTGTTCCGGCAATCTTTTTTACCTCTTCGCTTACCTCTTCGTATTTTGGTTCAATTATCGTTTTTTCTTCGCCCTCAGCAGTCCAAACGCTTGTTGATGTTGTAACTTGACTTACATAAGTAACGAATTTTGATGTTGTTGTTCCGGCGTTTACAATGTTTCTAACTTTTATAACCGGTCTTTTTGGACGTGAAACACCCGGCTCCAATACGCTTAATGCAATGTTTCCGGTGTAATCTGCCAATGTAGTATCGCCCGCCGCCTTAACTTCTAAATTGAACGCTTGACCTTTCTCGATCGATTGTTGAATATCTGAATGCTTTTCAGCAAATGCGCTTGACAATGCCTGTGCTAAATTTTTAGGTGCTGATTTTGGCAATGCTTTTTCGTTCATCGCTTCTAATTTACCCTCCATTTTTGCAATTGCTTTAATCATTTCATCGCTTTTTGTTTCAAGTGATTTGAAACCATCTAATTGTGTTTTAAGATCGTCCATTTCGCTTTTTGTAGCCGCTCCGGACAATTTTTCTGATACAAGGTTGTTTATCTTTTCAACAACTTGTTCTGGTGTTAAATTTTCCATTTGTTTTTTGTTTTTACTTTAAATTATTTATTACATCACTCCAATTAAATACTTCAATTTCCGGCTTGACAATTGGCGAATGCTTTATTATCTGCGGTTCGCTTTTTGCAAGTGTTACCAATTGCGCATTTAAATATTTTAATTTCATTTCCATTTCAAACAATCGTTCATCCGATCCCTTGCCGTTGCTTAATGCTTTAATAATAACGTCAATTTCCCCAGATAACTTTTCAACATAGTTAATTTTGTTTTCGCTTTTCATTACATCAACTACATTCGTGTATTCATTGGCTCCAAATGTAACCGCCGAACCTTCGTATAGTTTTAATTCTGTAATGTTCCAATATCCCCCCGCCGGTTGCGTTGGATCCTCGATCCATTTCATTTTATCGGATATGTATTTAAATCCAATTGAATGTTCCCGGATTATGCCGTCTGCGTAATCATTCCATGCATCGTTTCCAATAGTTGAATTGCCTAATTGACCAATGGCAAACAATCCTTTTTCATCCTCTTGTAAATCAAGAAATTTTCCAATTGGTTTTTCCCAATCATGCCAACGTAAAAAAGCAATTTGACGATTAGAACCGCTATTTGGTCCGCGCTCTTGTATTGACTTTGTAAATGCACCCCGGCGAATAATATCGTTATCTGCGTCAATCGAATCAAATCGCGATAAATAAACCGCAACTTGTCGCTTTTCTGAATCCATATCTTTTATTTCAAAGCCGGATTTTAAAGAATAAATATTTGTTTCTTTTTTCATATTGTTGTTTGCGTTGGTTCTTGTGTTATCATTGACGCGGCTATATTTTCCGCATATCCGTAATAATTTACCAAGGTATTTATTGCCGTTTGGCGCGCCATTTGACCGGATGAAACCGCACTATTTAAACTGATAATACCATCCAATCCGCCAACGGTTCCGCGTAATTGCGTTTGTGCTTGTTGTAATCCCGCCGCCATTGATTCCGCTTTGTCAATTTTTTCTAATTCAATGCCAAATTCCATTGCGTATTGTTGCGGTGTAATTACGCCATCCCTTAACATAACTGAATATGTTTCAACCTTTGTTTTTTCTGCGGTTGCTTTGCTTTGCTCATCGTCTTGTAATACCGGTAAATGGCTAAAATCAGCTTTCAAATAATACCCCTCATCGGATAATTTCATTTGTTGCATGATGGTATTGTACATTTCTTGCGTTTCCGGTATTATCGTATCGGTATAAACCATGCGTATTGAATCCCGAACGTTACTGAATGTTGATCCTTTGTCATTAGAAAATAAGTTATAATTCAATCCGTACGCGTCAATAATGGCTAATTTATCGGCGGTTAATTCTTCAAACAACATTAAATCCCGCGTTGGATATGACATTGGCGTCCAATTAACTTGGCTTTCTGTTATCATTAACTCGTCCTTGCTCCTGTTATACCAATCACGTTGAATTGTTTTTCGTTCCTCTGGTGTCATTGGAATAACGCCCCCCATGTCCGAATTTTGAGCGGATAAAATACCAATTGCACCGATGTTTTCAAGCAATACATTTCTTTTGTGATAACTTGCCTTGATATTAGATAACGGATATTTCAACGCATCCAATCGGCTTGTTGGCTTGACAATGCTCATTCCATCCGCCGTTGTCAAATAAATAACGTCTTCGATTGTTAGCGTTTCGTATTTCTGCGCATCGTATTTAAAACGATAACCGCTTATTAATCCGTTAACGTCCATCTGTTTCAACGTTGCACCGCTCAAATCAATTTGCATTTTGCCGGATGGCAAAGTAATCATTAAGTTTCGAACGTTCATTGATCTAACGGGAGCGTATGCAAACGAATTAGAATAAAGCGCATCGTTTACACTTAATGAATAAACAACATCGCCCCAACTTTGCATTGGATTTGGTTTTTTGATTAGATCATTTAACCAATGATTTGTAACAACGTTTCCATCAGCATCGTAAAGA